TGTGTTCGCAAACGCATACTTCATTCGTGGTTGACATAGCGTATTTTCCCTGAGATGGCGATTAATTCGGGTTGTTGTTTCTTAGCTTTTTCTGCTGCTAGTTTTAGTGCTGGTGGTAACTGATAGGGCTTTGGTTCTTCTTTCAATTTCTCTGTTGACATACCACACCGCCTTTTTTAAGTCTTCGATTGCGTCGTGTTTAAGATCAGCGCGCCAAATATATTTTATGGCATTCCCTAAGCAAAAGTTCATAGTTTCGGTAATCTGGATACACTCCACGCCAGACGGGTGTGCCGTGTAGTGTGGCGGGTGGTTAACAAGGTCTTCGGCTATCTGTTGAACTGTTTTTAGTGGCATACCTCCTTGTTTGCTTAAGTAATCTTCAATTGTTTTCTCCTCACTCATGGCGTTCTTGCCTCCTTTAGTATTTCAATCCGTTCGCGCATCACGCGCAGGGTGTTGCCCCGCTGATGCAGACGCAGGAGCATAGACGCCCTGCGTGGTCCGTTAAGTTCTTCGTCTAGCAGCGCGAACACCTCGTCTTCCGACAGGCTGCTCAGGCGGCTATTTAGATTTCGCCAAGTGGTTTTCAATCTTCTGCTCCAAGTCATGTATGGTTTTACTGGTGTTTCTAAGCGCGCGCACGACAGCTCTCGCATGACGTCCGTGTATCTCAAGTTCTGCTCTTGCAGCCTTTAGTTTAGCCTTCCAAAGCTCTATCCGTTTCATGCTATCTCCGTAAACAACCATGCGGATGCAACATCTGGTTGTGGCTTAAATCGTTCCATAAACTTAATGTGATCACCATGCTGGAACGAGTAGTCTTTAGAATGTATCGTTGAGCGCCAGCCGTTGTTAGGCATGATGGGGGCGGTGGGGTCATACTCCTTGCGCTTGGTGAGCGCCCTTCGCGCTGCGTCTTGTCTTTTGTTAACAAGTACTACAGATTCCCCACACCCTGCCTTGTATACTTTGGTCATAACGCCATGCTTACCTTTGCGCCACTCGCATACATAAATCTGCCCCATGTCTTCAAGCAATCGTAAGTGCTTGGAAGTGGCCTTTACTTCTGACCCGACCTCTGCCGCAATCTCAGCCGCCGTCATGTTGTCTTGCTCTTCAAGAAGGTCGAGTATCTCTTGTTGTTTGGGGCTGTTCATGTTTTCACCTTAAATTTTGGTAGTGGATACCATGCTGTAAAGTCTTTTAGGTTCCGTGCAGACAGCACAGCGAATACCGCCACGCCACTTGGGTTCAGAGCAATTAGCTTACGTCCATGTGGTGCTGCGTTCATGTCAGTACACCACTCTGGGTCTGAGTCAGTAAGAGGAGGGATCATTATGTTCTCCTGACAGGTAACACAACAATCAAGCGTCCGTTGACTACACGCAATGCTCGTCTATTCCAAATCGCTCCGTAGCCGCTCATGTGTTGCGCTCCTTTAGCTTGGCTTCAACTGCAAATATAGCTTTCGCAAAATCATTTAGTTCTTCCAACTCTGCTTCATCGGGGGTGCAATCGTCAATGATTTTATGTATCTCCTCATCCGTCAGCCCGACCCACTCACGCTTAGGTGGTGCGAGGTCAGCCCGACAGCAACCAGAACGGTCGCAACCATCTGGTGATCCACAATGTCCCAATACACAATCGCCACTCCACGCCACAGGCTCTTGCTCAGGCATACACCTACAATCACAAACCACCCTTCCTATACCCCCGCAATATTTGCAAAGTTTCTTTTGCTTTTCTGCTTGCTCAATTGCTTGGCGTAGGGCGTTTATTGCCGTCCATTCTTTACCTGTATGGTAATCATCGCCATAACCAGAGCGCATATTTTTTATTATTTCCAGCGCTTGCTTCATTGCTTCGATGCTCATTCTGTTCTCCCTCTTATTGCTGTAGCACCACGACCAGCAGTTGCACACTCAACTTGATCTAATTCATCACACAACTTCGCACAAGCCTCTCTTTCATTGGCACGTTCCTGCTCAAGTCTGCCTTTAAAAGCCTCAGCAATCCAATCAAAAAAAACTTTTCCGCTTTCGTGAACATCACCAGTAAAAACCATTTCATCGCCGTTAAAATCCAGCTTCCCAATTTGTTTTCCGTCACGATGAAAAGATATGTTGTAATTTGGATTGGGGTCTGCCATTATTAGTTTGCCCATTGGGATTTCGTAGTCTCTCATTCTGTTCTCCCTCTGATTTCTTCAGCCATACTTTCTAGCCAACATTCACAGTTATCACCGTTTGTGTATTTGTTTTCCAGCAACTTCGCACACGCTTCACGCTCATCTTGGCGCACTAGCTCGGCAAAACGATGCAAGGGGTTTTCACATCCCTCACTCATAACTTGTTGGAATATTTCTTCTACGCGGTCTTTCATGGTTTTTCCTTTTTCATACAACGGTCATATAAATCACAACGCTCTGGGCTAATGCACTCACACTTGATTGGTTTCTTTGCAGCCTCCCACCCCGCGCACCAAGCTCGGTATGCAAAGCCTTGTGACTTGGTACCCTCCAAGCTGTCGTACCACAAACTGAATAAGATGTCTTTGGTCATTTTTCATTCTCCAACGCAGTCTTAATCAAGTGAACAATCTGTCTGCTAATTGAGCGTGTCTGGCTATCGGCCTGCGCCTTCACAACTTTAAATATCTCAATCGGCATACGGATGGTGACAAATCTATCTTTAGGTTCGATCATTTCTATTCTCCAGTATTTGTGCCTTGGCATCCTCAGCACCAAGTCCCACAATAACATGGTAACCAACACTTTGTAAATAATCAATCATGCCTTGTTGCTCAGGCGATATCTTGCCACCCTTGACCTTCTTCATCTCAATCCACAACTTCCACGCCGGTACAAACAAGTCTGGGATGCCAGGCACCACGCCCTCGACCTTAAGCTTCATGGCTTGTGTCTTGGAGCGCAAGCCCCCGTTTGGAATTGCAAAGATTAATGTATCCGGATAGGTGCGGCGAAACCACATGATAAGGTGGGCTTGTTCTAGGTGTTCTGAAACTACCATAATCTTTTCACCACCTTATAGAATTTGCCATCCCGCTGGTAAGAGATCATGCGAGGCGGGTTAGCTTGGTTCATCTGCACCACTAGATAATTAATAGGTGCCTGCGCTTGATTCATGCCCGACAGCACTGCCTTTGCCTGGTTGCCAATGTCATGCAACAACTGCCATGATTTCTGCCCAGCAAAGCCTTGGTTAAAGATGGGCAAGTACTCAGTAATGGGCGGGTCAGTCAAGCCACCATAGTAAGTGACAGCAATCATTTCGTTACCGCTGGCACGGCTAACGTGCTTGCGCCAGTGCCAATCAGTCACCGGCATATCCATGCCATCTAGCCCCATGATGTCGTCATGGCGCAGCACCAACTTCTTTTCTTCTGGCGGTGGGAATGCGTGACCACAGTTCGGACAGACCTTGGCAGAGATATGCACAATCTCATGGCACTCATCGCACACCTTGACCGGTACCTCGCCCTCACCCGACCCACCTTTCTTTGGTGGCTGCACGTTGGTAATTGGACCATGCGTCTCGACCACCCCTGCAAAATCCAGCACCAAGCAATGGTCGGTGTGGCTTTTAGGTCGCATCCCACGCCCTGCCATTTGGACATAGAGCGATGCACTCATGGTTGGGCGTAGCATAGCGATCAGGTCTATATCCGGATAGTCAAATCCTGTAGTCAGCACATTGGCATTGGTCAGCGCACGGATTCGCCCAGCCTTAAACTCAGTCAGTATCCTGTCACGCTCTGCCTTGGGTGTTTCACCGGTCACACACGCTGCGGTGACGCCTTGGTTGATCAACTCTTGGCATACGTTCTGTGCGTGTTTAACACCGGCGCAAAAGAACAACCAGGCTTTTCTATCTTGCGCTAATTTAATCACCTCACGCACAACCACCAAGTTTTTGGCTATGGTGTCCACCGCCGCCTGCAACTCGGACTCAATGTATTCGCCACCGCGCTTATGCACACCCGACACGTCAAAGCGCTCGGACGTGGTTTTGCTACGCAA